GTTCTGACTATAGAGGTATCTTCGGCGTTGAAGGTGCGTAATCTAAACTAATTATGTGGCGGGACATAGTCTCGCCACATTTTAAATTTAAGAAAGGTGTATGAAAATAGAGAAAGAAATTAGATCAAAAATAGAAAGAGATTATTTTTTTATTGAAGGAACACTAGATATAGATAATCAATATTTTATAAATGAAATAGACAAAGGTTTAAAAAAAGAAGATAACCAAAGTTATAAAACCAATGTTATTGGAGGGCATACTGCTTGGAATTATTTTTTTCATGATAAACCATTTCTTATACAGTTAGCTACGATAGTGGATTATATAGATGAAAACCATTTATCTTCTAATAGATTTCAGCTGCAAGATGCATGGGGAATAAGAGAGGGATTTGGAGATTATACTAAACCACATACTCATCTTCCATCTTTTGCTTCTGCAACTATTTATTTAACTAATCATACTCAAAAATTATATTTTCCTCAAATTAAAAAAGAAGTTATTCCCCAATGCGGCAAATTTGTCCTTTTTTCTTCTTTTCTAACACACTATACTCACAGAAATAAGCAAGAAGAATATAAGTATGCTTTAGTGTTTAATTTATCTCATAAAGGTTTTGAAAACTAATGAAAAAATTCCTAGTAAATATATGGGCTTATGATCATCATGCTACTTTTGAAGTAGAAGCTGAAGATAATGCTGAGTCTATTGAAAAATCTATCCTTGACAAAATTGGAGAAAAAAGTATAAAATGGGAATATATGGATGCATATAATGCTTCCAGTAATAGAATAACCTATGAGGAGGTTATTGATGGTACACGAGCTGTACAAACAAAAAAGGTCCTTGGAGTTGAGGTGGCAGTTGGAGTATGAGCAAAATGGCAAATATACTCTTAATATGGTCGAAATTGATAACGCTATCAAAAAAGTTATCACTGAGATTAAAGCCGAGGAACGAAAAATTGCAGACAGAGAACTTGCAATTGTTAATTCTGCCCCCGAAGTTTCTGTGGCAACTTAAATAAGACGCCACATCGCTAAAAGTGTAATTTAGCCTAGGGATTACTTGCACTCTCTTAAAATCTACTATATACATAAATCACTATACAATTATTAATGAGAACATAGACGCGTATAGTCGACGGCCTATAGACTATGTTCAGAAAATAGGAGGAATAATATGGCAAATTCAACGTTTAATGGTCCGGTGCGATCCGAAAAAGGATTTCAACAGGTCAATAAAAACAGTTCAACAGGAGCTTATACTGCAAGTACTCTGGGACTAAAACCAGATCTTACAAGTTTAACTGCTACTGCAGTATCAACATCAAGCACACTAACTTATGCAGCTGATACAATTACTATTAACAACTATACAGGCGGCGCTGCTCAAGCAGTAACTTTACCGTCAGCTACAGTTGGAACTAGAGTAGTACATTGTCAATCAGATGATACAGCTGGTGGAACAGCTACACTCACATTTACTTGTGCTGGTAGTGATGTTTATAGAACTGGTTCAAAAATTGAAACTACTTCAGGAGCTATCATAGGTATAGATACGTCTGCAGCAAGTGAAACAATTTTAACTTTCACACCTGCAAACGCAGCAACAAATAGATTAACATTTGGTTGTTATCTATATTTTACATGCTATGAAAAAGGTACTTGGGATTTTGCTTACGATCTAGGTAAATACCCAACAGGTAGCACAGGCACTTTTGCTTGGAGTTAATAAATAATTAAAGGTGCTCCTTCGGGAGCATCTTTTAAAGGAGAAAAAATATGGGTACAATGATATCTGATGTTAAAGCTTCAGTAGCTTTAACTGGTACAGGTCAAATGCAAGGATACATCGGTGGCTCAGCAGCAAATCTTGGACCAGTTAGAATTGTAAGCGTTAATGCTCAAGCAGATGCAGCTGATTTAGAAATTAAAATATACGATGGTACAGCAGCAACAGATACTTTAGTAGCGCATCTTAAAGGATGTTCAGCCGACAATGAAAGTTTTAATTTTTCATTTGGTGGAAATGGTGTTAAATGTGGTACAAGTGCATATGTAGTATTGGCAAATTGCGATCATTTTGTAGCATACTATGGATAGAGGTTTAGATGGCAAATACAACATCTGGCTCTTATACATTTGAAAAGAATTTTGCAATTGATGACATCATTGCAGAAGCGTACGAACGTATTGGTCTAGTTGGATCAGCGGGACATCAACTACATAGTGCTAGAAGATCATTAAATATTCTATTTCAAGAATGGGGAAATAGAGGAATTCACTTCTGGGAAGTGGGTGATACCAATATTGATTTAATTGAAGGTCAGGCAGAATATACTTTTTACAGAGCATCGGGAGATGGTACTTCTTCAGTTACAGTAGGGGGAACATCTGGTGCTTCCACTTATGGTTTAGCAGATATTTTATCTGCTCAATATCGAACAGATAGAACTTCAACTTCTCAAACAGATTTACCCATGACAAAGATTTCACGATCTACTTATGCAGCTCTATCTAATAAATTAAGTAAAGGAACTCCAAGTCAATTCTGGGTTCAAAGATTCGTAGATAAAACTACAGTTACTATTTACCCAACAGCTAACTCTACAGCTGCATCGAAAGATATGCATATTTATTTTGTTAAAAGAATTCAAGATGTAGGAGCTTATAGTAATGCAACTGATGCTCCTTATAGATTTGTTCCTTCTATGACAGCAGGTTTAGCATTTTATTTATCACAAAAATATGCACCCCAAAGATCACAAGAATTAAAACTTTATTATGAAGATGAATTAGCGAGAGCTTTAGCGGAGGATGGATCAGCAGCGAGTACGTATATTACACCGAAAACTTATTATCCAAATATATAATGACATTAATTACTAAAGGAATGGGAGCAATTTTAAAAAAATCTCTAGGAAAATTTAAAAAAGGAAAAAAAGTTAAAGAAATTTCTTATCCTAAAGATAGCACTAAATTTATGAGAAAAACTTTTAGAGATAGATTAGAGAATCCAAGAGGACCTGGTAAAGGAAAACAAGGACCTAGACCTCAATCAAAAGAGATAGTTTCTTTTGATACAAAAAAAGTTTATGTAAAGGATAAAGACTAATGACATTATTAACTAAAGGAATGGGAGCTGTTAAAAAAATAATGGCTAAGACTAAAGCTGGAAGAAAAGATCAAGTTTTAGATTTAATAAAGGAAGGTAGAAAAAAGAGAATTTCTAAAAAATTATGGAAAGGTAAAACTAAACGTATAATTGATGTTGAAGGTAAAAAAAGACACACTATTCGAGATGAATCACGTCTTATGGATGTAGATACTTATTCTACGGTTTCTTCAGCGTCAGATAAAAATGTTAAAAAATGGTTAAAACATAGAGGATACAAAGAATAATGGGAAAATTTTCTAGAGGTAGATATGCATTAATGATTTCAGATCGTTCTGGAGCAGCATTTCCATATAGAGAAATGGTTCAAGAATGGAATGGTGCCTGGGTACATAATTCAGAATTTGAGCCTAAACAACCACAGGTAGATCCAAGACCACATGGAGCAGACCCACAAGCTTTACAGCATGCTAAACCTGCGAGAACCGAATTTGCAGTAGCTGATTTATTAAAAGAAAATCCTTTAGAAACATATCAAGTAGGTTCTGCAATTGTAAATGTTAATTTACCAGGTCATGGTTTTACAACAGGAGATACAAAAAGATTTAGAGGACCTTTAGGAGCAGCAGGAAATTATGGAAATCCTGAAGGAGTAGGAGGAATTACAGGAGCAACGATTGCAAAAGCTGCAGGATATACTATAACTGTAGGTAAATATGTTAATGGTGCTACTGATACTGATGGTCCTAATAGCAGTGGAATTTATGGGACTGATTGGTTTTATTTTAGCGCCGATACAAACGCAACAAGTGTTGCAACAGGAGGGGGTTATCCGATGTCCGTTGGACCGGTTACTTTACAAAAATAATGTCTGGAATTAGTTATACAACATTAGTAACAATGATAAGAAGTTATACAGAGGTTGATGACACTGTATTTACTACTGCTATTTTAGAAAATTTAATTTTAAATGCTCAACAGCGGATTATGTATGATGCTCCAATTGATTCTGACAGATTTGTTTCAGAAGGAACTATGGCGGCAGATGTAAATAATATAAGAGTTCCAGGTGGAGCTTTATTTGTAAGAGGGGTTGAAGTTTTCAATGCTAGTAATACTACAGAACAAGGTACGTGGCTCCAAAAACGTGATCAGACCTTTTTAACTGAATATGTAGGTAGGTTAACAGGACCAGAAGGTTCTTCAACAGGTCAAGATGTTACGGGAAAACCTAAATATTATGCCATGTTTGGAGGA